TTGCCAATCGCAATCGGCGACACGCCAATGATGTTGCCAATCTCGGTTGCTGAATACTCTCGGCGTGCACCGACCGGCAGTGCCGACATGGCGCGAATTGCTTCGTTGCGGAAGTCGGTGGCCATACGTGGTCGCTGGTAATCGTCAGCAACTTTGCCAAGCTCCAGATACAGCTTGACGTCTTGATTGCGCAGCTCGTGTGCCTTGTTGACGTTCTGCTTGCGCATTTCAATCAGCCATTCTCGCTTGTACGCGAGCTTTTCATGCTCCAGACCACTGTCAATTGCGACTGTCTTACCGTTATGTTCAGCTTGGTACTCGTTAAACAGTCCAACATAGGTAGCTGTGAAGATCGTCCCCTTCTTGCCGGTCAGCTTGTTGGCCACGAACTCGCAACCTTGTTTCGTTAGCAGGTAGCAGGGCCGATCTCGCTTATTTGGGTCGATATAGCTTGATTCAATGAAGAATTGAGCAGAATCCAATTTTGGATCGTGCTCCATATCATTGATATAACGGTCAATGTCACGCATTAAATGTGCGTGAGTTTTTCCGATCATCTTCGCAACGTCCCGGCTATCCATAACCTCCTGATCGTTTACCTGCTTGATAATTTCTACTTGGTTTTCCAATTTAAGCATCTCCTTATTTTTCGCTAAAAGCGTTATTTGGGCCAAAAAAAATATAGTCCAGTGGAATATTGTACAGCTCAGCGATCCGTTGCATATCACGGAACGTTAATGAACTTGAATCGTTTTCCCATTTTCGCAGTGTTGGCTCTGAAATTCCCAAAGCTTTAGCAGCGCCCGCTTGCGACATGTTGGCGCGGATCCGCAGATCACGGATCGTATGCTTTGCTTCTTGCGGTACATAAGTTGGCATCTGATTAACACCTCCTTCCTTTTAACATTTCCTATAATATCACGCTTTTAGCGAAATGAAAACATTTTTTTGTAAAAAGCAAAAACTTTTTTCGCTTTTAGTGTATAATAAACTACATAAAGGAGTGACATAAAATGGAAGACATTACAAAAATTTTCTCAACAAACCTAAACGCCTTGATGAAAGCTAATGGTGAAAATCTATCGCAGCTGTCTGACCGAATCGGTGTTGCCTACTCAACTGTGTCTGATTGGCAGCATGGTAGAAAAATGCCCCGCTCAGGATCTCTGCAGAAACTGGCGGAGCACTATCACGTGACTATCTCTTATCTGACAAGCGAAAATAACGAAAACAAAACTAACTATGCTGCTGACACGATTGCGGCTCATATCGACGATGATACGCCAGAATCTGAACGCCAGCAGATCATCAACTTTATTGAAAACCTTAAAAAGGCACGCAAACACTAGGCAGGCGATTTTATGGATAAATTTGAAGAGTTGGCAAGCAGTCGTCCTACAATCCACATTATCTTTATCCACCAAAAAATCCCTGGCCATTTTGGCGGACTGCTGCTTGATGGCGATATCTATATCAACGATCACCTTGAATCACGGGAAAAGTATCAAGTGTTACATGAGGAGTTTGCACACTATGACTATACCGTTGGTGACATCTCTCAGTACTCAGACTGTTCTGACTGTAAACAAGAACGCCTGGCACGATCAGTCGCTATGATGCGGGCCGTGACACTTGATGGTCTGATCTACTGTTATGAGCATGATCTGTGGACATCACAGGATATCGCTGACTATTTTGGCGTGACCGAAAAGTATCTTTACCAAGCAATTATTAATTATCGTACTAAGTACGGCCTTTTGTTTAAACATGGGGGTTACTGGTTTGATTTACGTCAGACCATAAATTTAACTAAGGAGTGATTATTTATGATGATTTTAGGTTTTCTTTTTTTGCTGCTTGCCGTCTGGTACTGGATACGCAACCGTGAACGTAAAGGCGGTAAAATCAGTGCTCTGCTCTTAGCGGTGGTCGGTGTGACTATCATCGGTTTTACCCACGCTGATAATGTGGATAAGCAACGGGCAGCAGAATCGTCGTCAATTGCGTCGTCTAAAAAGGCCAAGTCCGAGTCAATCTCGGAATCTAAGAGCGAATCACGCGACCAGGCTATGGATGACGCTACATACACCGCGCTGGCAAAGAATCTGACCAGTCAAATGGCGAGCAACTCTACACTTAACGGCTTTAAGATTGCCTACAAAGACAGCCAGTTTTACGTAACCGTGCCTAACAGTGTTGCCGCCATGACCGACAACGAGCAAAAAGAAGTCTACGGCAGTGTGATCAGTCTGCTCGAAAGCCACAACGCTAATGCGCCGGTATCGTTTTACGACCAAAACGGCAATCCGGTTGCACGCATGACGTTAAGCGGCGGGGTCAAACTGTACAAATAAAAAAATCCTACGTCCAACCCTGATCGACGTTAAAAGCTAGTGGGAGGATTATGTATGAAAAAGATAGGCTTAGTTTGTGCCACACTGTTAGTCGGTATGTCACTTTCAGCCTGCAACAATCTGGCGTCACAGCAGTCACATAAGGCAAGCAGTAGTTCATCTACCAAGGTAGTTGAGCACCACCACAAGAAGCGTCACCAAAAGCCCCAGAGCTCGTCCGTATCTTCATCTAGTTCTACTAGTCAGACCAATCAGCAAGCCCAAAGTCAGTCTTCGAGCGTCCAATCCACCCAATCTAGTGAGAGCTCACAGCCAGATGCTTGGAGTAGCCAGCAGCAGGCTCGTGATCAGGCGGCTCAGAACGACGGCCCCACTACTGAGGACCAGGCCCGTGCAATGCTTGGTGGTGCTAACGGCGACTTGCAGGCAACGAGGACTTCCAACGGCTGGACATTTTCCGGAGATGGCTACACGGCCACCGTCGGGGATGATGGGAGCATCTCGCATAACTAAAGCATCCCCCGCTGGGGCAAGGGGCGGATATAAATTATTTATTGGAGGCAATTATAGTGAAAAAAGAAATTAAAGTTATAGCAATTCCAGATGATACAAGAATTATCATTAACTATGGATATGAAGATGATGTAGATAGAGACGATTTGCCCTTTGGTAGTGAACCAAAGTATGCAAAAGTTGGTCAACAAATAGTTGTAGAATCGAAAGGCATGGAGTTGACTGACCCCGATACAAATGAACCACTAGGTAGTTATAACCCTCCAATTGATTACTTAGAAATCACTGATGTTCGTGATAAGTATTCAATTGCTAGAAAGAAAGTATCAAAAAGCCTTAACTCTTCCAGTGTCCCTCCTCTTATCAAAGAGGCCTCATCGCCAAAATTTAAAAACTTAAATGTAAATAACTCAGATGTAAAAAATATCAAGCCTGATCCAGTTATTTCAGTGGGAGATATTGTTGAATTTGTTGATTAACAAGTTGACTAAAAATAGACTATACGGTACTATAAAGGTATCTGAGATGGGTTTCCTAGATGAGACCTGCGAAAAAGAGCCTTTCTACTGTATAGTGGGGAGGCTCTTTTTGCATGTCTAAAAATTTTAAGCATCCGTATAAATCTTTCGATGAGCAAATAGCAATTTTAAAAAGTCGCGGTGTGGAAATAAACGATTACGAATTTGCTAAAAATGCTTTAATGACATTTCCATACTACTCTATTATTAATGGCTACAAAGATATGTTCTTGAAGCAAAAAGAACCCGATATATATCGAACGGGAACTTCTTTCGAAATGTTATATCAAGTTCATTGGATTGATGTTCAAGTTAGCAATATTATTTTTAAATACTCACTAGCAGTAGAAGAACGGCTAAAAGCCCTTGTTTCAAATATAGTAGCTCGAAACTTTTCTATTGATGAAGAAAAGTACTTAGATAAAAAAAATTACAGTAAAATAAGAGCGCAACGTGGCAAAATCAGCGATTTTATGAATGCAATTGAAGATGCTAAGCAAAGCAGCAAGATCGCCCAACACTATATAGATGAAGAAGGCAATTTACCACCATGGATAGCGGCAGAAGTTATTAGCTTTGGCTCTATGGTAAATTGGTATTCCACCTTATCGATTAACGAAAAGAAAGAAGTTGTAAACATTTTCCTTCAAAGAATGCCAAAGCATGAGAATGTTACAACTGACTATAAACTGCAATTCTGCAAAATTTGTTTAGAACAAGTTTATAGATTTAGAAATCTCTCGGCCCATGGTAATAGAACCTTTAAGTTGCGGCTTAAGGAATCTGACACACAAAAAATACTTTTTTTAGAGAAGTTCTCAATTTCGTTTCTTTATAAAACTAAGAACGGGGAAGAATTACCCCGCAATGGGCTTTTTTCAATTATAGTTAGTATTATTGTACTTCTAGACGATCAATATCTTATATCTACTATGATCGATGAGCTGGAATCAGTTGTTAATACTTATGGGAATCAAAACCTTTTTAACGGTAAAAGCATCTACGATTTATTTGAAGTTGATAAAGATTTTATTTCAAGACTGCAGGAATTTATGAACATGAAATTTCCTTCATAGAAAATGATTTTACGTCCAAGCGTGATCGACGTTAAAAGCTGTTGGGAGGTAGCTATGGAAAATTTTAGTACATTAGAAAAGTGGATCTTATGGGGCACAACAATCATTTGTGCCATCATTGGTTTAAGTATCGACGGATTTTTAGGATTTATCCTTCTTGCTGTAGTCGCCTACTTTGCGACTAAATTTGCGATTAAAAAGCACGATGAAAGGTTTCCTGCTTCGCTCACTCCTCAAGAAAGGGAAGCGATGAAGAAAGAAAAAGAGGAAAAGGCTCGCATTAAAGCCGAAAAGAAGGCTCAGGCTGATGCTGAGGCTCAAGCAGTTATCCAACAGCTGCAAAAAGCTAAGCAAGACAGAATGCAAGCAAAAATGAAATGTCCACGTTGCGGTAGTAAAAACATTCAACTTGCGGGGAAACACCGTAAGGGGTTCTCGGTTGGAAAAGCAGTTGGTGGAGCCGCATTAACCGGTGGAATTGGTGCTCTTGCTGGTTTTGCCGGTAAGCAAACCAAAAAATCCGATTGGGTGTGTCTGGATTGCGGAAGGTCATTTACTATCAAATGAAAAAGCGCCGGTCATAATGGCCGGCTTTAAAAGCCACTAAATCGAACATACGTTTAATTAAGGGGGGTGTAATTATGGCGTCATATGTAAAAAGGTCTGGTAAGTGGCAAGCTCGTATCAGCTGGTATGATACTGCTGGAAAACGGAGGTTTAAAAACAAAGGCGGCTTCGCGACTAAGAGCCTGGCTAAAAAGTGGGCAGTCGAGAATGAAGCTAACTTGGCCAAAGGAATCCTGACCGATAAGGAAATCACTTTTGCCGATTACGTTGATCAGTGGGTTATGACTTACAAAGAGCCAAAGGTGGCGAAGATCACACTTGACCGGTACCACTACACCGCTAACGAAGTCCGTCGGTTCTTTAAGCTGACACCAATCAGACAAGTCACCAGGACGATTTACCAAGAGTTCATCAATGACTATGGCAGCTGTCACGCACCGTCCACAGTCAAAAAGGTTAACAGCTACATTCGATCAGCAGTTAAATCAGCGATCCTTGATGACTATCTGATCAAGGACTTCACGCAAGGTGTGGAGCTGAACAGCGATAAGTCACGGTCGATCAAGGTCGACTACCTCAACAAAGCTGAGATTCACCGCTTAATCCAACACGCTGAAGCGGGGTTAACCCATCGCTACACTTCCCGCCACATGATTGTGACGGCGATTTATACGGGAATGCGGTTAGCTGAGATTCAGGCACTTACGTGGTCGGACATTGATTGGATTAAATCTACAATCACGATCAACAAGTCGTGGGACGCCCATACACGCCAATTCAAGCCGACTAAAACAGAATCGTCTAATCGGGTCATCAAGGTGAATCGTCATCTTCTGGCGCTTCTGAGAGGGCTTAGAACGCATTCTAAAAGCAATATGGTTTTCCTCACCCAGTTTGGCACCATTCCCACCAGTAACGCCGTCAATAAGACGCTGAGAACGCTCCTGGCCGACTTAGGCATTAACCGGCAGAACTTCCACTTCCACAGTCTCCGTCACTCACACGTGGCTCTCTTGTTAGCGAGTGGCATTGATCTCTACGCCATCAGCAAACGACTTGGTCACTCTTCGACCGTGATCACGTCTAACACTTATGCTTACTTGATCGATGAGTACAAAGCCCAGACCGATGAACTGATCATCGCCGCGCTTGAATCCATCTAATGGTGCACATTTGGTGCACGTTTAGCTCAAGAATACTGTTAAATCAACGTTTGTGGAGTAGTGTTACTGCCCACCCGTCTCATTTTTGAAGAATTTTGAAGAAGCCTAGAGAACCACGAATCCTTATTTATAGCGGTTTTTACGGCATAAAAAACTTGAAAAACCCCATAAAATTTTAAAGTTGGTGCACATTTGGTGCACACGGCACTTCGGAATGATGTTTTGTTTAAAATTGGTCTAGTTGCAAAGGGATGTGCAAGAAAGCGAAAAGAAAAGAAGCCCGCCACATCAACGTTTCTGGGCATTTTAAAAAGAAAACAAAAATAAAAAAGCCCTATACACGGCCAGTCTTCAAAAAAGAAGAGGGTTCGCCTCTTTTCTTTTTAAGATTTTTTGATGCCGTGTGTAGGGCTTTTTAAATATTTAATTGTAGATACTATTCAAACGATCCGTATGCTTCATTAGTGCGTGCATCTCGACAGGCAATATATCCGTATTGACCATTACCGCGTGGCTGTCGCAGATAGACAAAGTCATTAGTCCGTGCCCATGCATCATAATTAACTACTGATCCTCCATATAATACGGCAATCACAGAGCTAGAAGGCGTAGCACCCCAGCGCAAGTGTAGGACATAACCAGAGCCTACCGTGAACTTGCCATTTTCGGCATGCCAGGTAACACCCAAACTGTCCTGCCAAGTAGTACCGGATGACGTAGGCTCTGCAGCAGCCTTCTTATCTTGCTGTGGTTGCGGCTGAGTTGATGGCTGAACCGTGCCATCCCCCTTGGCCAGTTTGTGCCAACCATCCGCATCAAGATAGAACTCTGAACGATCCATCGTGTTGCCAGTATACTGCCAGCCGGTCAAGTTGGTCCAAGGGCTGAAATTATAAGAACTCAAGAATGACGGTACTGCCCAGCTGTCAGCGTAGGTTGGATAACCAGCAGCCCACAAGCCACAGGAATTGGAGCAGTTGGCCACTTGCCAGACCCCAGAGAACTGCACGTAGATAATTGGATAGACACCAGTCTGGTTGTGCACGTAGTCTACAAACGTCCGGCACCAGTTAGTATTGCCCCAGCTGGCATTCTGACCTGATTCCCAATCCAAGCCAAGGATTGCTTCACCGATGTAGTTTTTGGCGTTAGCAATGAAAAACTTGGCTTCCTCAATAGGATCACCGCCAGCGGCATAGTGATAAACGCCTAATAGCTTGCCGGCATTCTTTGCTGCTTGATAATCGGTATCACAATACGAATTGACATAACCTGTACCTTGCGTGGCCTTAACGATGACGCCTTGTGCGTTAGGATCTGTCGCATAGCTGCGTGGCGAGCCAGAGTATACATCTACTACCTTAATCGTCATAATATCACCTCTACTTGTTGAGCACCGGCTGTGTGTTATTTACATCGTTAGTGCTCTTTTGCTTATCAGCCAACCCCGACTTTTCATAAGCTGATTGAACAACGGCTCCTGCGTCTTCTGGTGCGATATGGTGTCCATACTTGGCTAACGTTGCCTGTACCATGTCAACGGCCTTAGCGTGCTTATCAGCACCACTCATGTTGCGACTAGCCATCGCATTGACAGCTGCTTCCGCGACCTGTTCGGCCAGCGTCCATAGCTGACGCGATTGCTCCGTCTTGGCGGTCTTGGCCTTAGCGGTCAACAGTGGCTTCGCATATGCCCATAAAAAGGCCACCAGCGCTACCAAAGCTCCAGATTGGATCAACCATTCAAAAAATTCATTTGCTACTTTCATTTTGTTGCTCCTTTCAGTTCAGTGTCCGTCTTAACTAGTTCGTTAACTTTCTCAGTCAGTTTGCGGACCTGTTCAATCAATCGATCATTATCCTGCCGTAACTGTTTGATCTGGTTATTTAGTGTATCGATTGTCTTGGACTGTTCCAAGACTTGGTCTTTAAGCTCATCTCTCTCATCCGTTAGCTTGTCCAGGCGTTTAAAAAGCTCTTGCGTATGATCAGCGTAGACGTCTTCCCGTTTGACTGAGTTCGAGCCTTTAGAACTGGCATAGTTGATCAGTGCCGCTACCGTGCCACCGCCTAGCAGAGTTCCTACAATTGTTGACAAAATGTGCATCACCGGCCACCTCCATCATCTGAGACGGCCTCAACGAAAATGCCAACCAGCACGAACAGCATAAGCAACGTACTAATGCTAAAATGTCCGTGGAAGTAAAAATCCTGTACGGCAAAAGCAAAAAGGTAAGCACACCATAACGAGCCTAAAACAATTAGTACCCAGCGTTGAGCTTTCTCGCTGCATCTGCACGCACCAGCCACGATTGCGTACACGCCAACGATTGCTAAAATTAGTGTCCAATTGACATCGCCTAGGTGTTGAGTTACGTGTACGATTCGAGTGTGCGGGTCGTCTTGCATCAAATGGTGTTGAATAGACATAAAAATGCCAGTAGCTAACGTTTCACAACCATTGATAATCAAAAACCTGCGGTGTTCCATGTCTCACCTCGCTTCCCCAATCTCTAAAAGCCGCCCCGCGTAGTACTGTTATCTTTCTTCGGCGACTTATTTTAAGTTAACAAAGCACCATGATTTGGAAGTCCATCCATGACGTTGCTTGTTGTGCCGAGCCGGAGTGGTTGTTCAAGTTGATTTTCCCGTTGTTCCACGTAAACCAGTTCTGTGTGCTGTCCCACGTCGGCACCAGGTAGTTAAGCACGATACAGTGGCTGTTGTCCCACCAGTCTGGGACTGGCACCTGCAGAATGTCGGCACTCTTGGCTGAATCCAAGCCCGGCAGCTTAATCGCGCCAGAAATCATCAGTGCCTTGTACGCTCCAATATGTTCGTACTTGTATTCGACCGGCGTGCCATCAGCTTGGCCGGCACCGTTTAAAAACTGCAGTCCATTGCTGGTCCATGTCCCGGAGTCACCAGTCAGGCTGTTTTTGACGCCCTGAATTTGTGATGCAAAGTCTGGCGCATTTTGGATTGCCGTCCAGTCCGTGATTGGCCGGATTGAGTTGCCGTCATTGTCGAGTACGTCTGCGATATAAGTGCTCATGTCATCATCTCCTAATGTTTATTCCAGCTGTTCCAGGTCTTATTGTCCCCGTTGGCGCCACGCACCCACACACTACCATCAGCATCGTAGTACTGTTGTACAGCGGCGTTGTCGTTGATGTCGATAACCACCAGCGCCGCCCAGCACTGTGTAGATACGACACTCTGCGGACCGTTTTTGATATGCACGCCATCGATGATGTAGACTTTCATGCCTGCGTCTGAGCCACTCGTGCATGCGTTTAAGTCGGCACCATCCGGCAGCTTGTTGTCATGACCGCCTGCTACCGTGCTGATTGCACTGGTCAGTCCGTGCACAACGCCAGCGTGGGTTTCCGGATAGACCTGTTCAGCGTCAGCGCCTTTGGTTTTCATCAGCTTAATCGACTCAACCATTCAGCTCACTCCCTTTGGTTACTTGGATTGACGAGACAGCAATGACTTTCAGCCCTTCCTGACCGTGATTGTCATAGTCATCAGTGATCATCTGCATTTTGCTCTCTTTAATCGGGGATGAGACCGTGTTGAATCCCCGCAGTTTAAGCGTGCGAGTGACTCCGGTCAGCTGGGATGCATCCTCATAGCCAATCTTGCCGTCGTCAAGGTTGACCAGGCGCGCGTGCAGTGTGGCATATACCGTGCCATCGCTTGCCGTACGTGCATCCACGATTTCGGACGGTTGGGGTGCATTTTTAATGAGATTGTCGATGCGCGTTTGATTATTTTCGGCCGACTCTTCCAGGTAATTGGCGTAGTAGCCAAAATAACCACGCAATGTCTGCCAGTTATGTTGTTTCTGCTCGTAGGCATCCTCGTTCTGAAACGGGCTTGGCTCGTCCCAAAGGTCAATCGTCTGCAGTGTCATCTGCATCATCTCCTTAAGCAGTCGTAGTCGTCGTATCGGTAGGCAGTGCCAGATACTTGAGCAGCTTTTGCCGTGCAATCGTCTGGGCTTTGTCTAAGCCCGTGAAAAACGTAGCACCTTCCGGCAGTTCGGCCTTGTCAACGCGCACCGTGTTGTTTAGGAACTCGCCCGTGCTAGGATCGGATCCGTAGAAAGTGAAGTTGGCCGCGTCGACTTGGCCTGGCGTCGTGGTTGAGAAGTTAAAAACAATGTTTGATACATTAATTTGCATAATTAGTCCTCCTTAGCAGTATCTGCTTGCTTAGCCTTTAAATCTTCCAGTTGCTTCTTCAAATTGGCGTTCTCTTCGGTCAATTGGTCAATCTGCAATTCCTGCAGAGTGTTATTGGCTTCCAACACGCCGAGCTTGCTTGCATAGTTGTTTTGCAGTTTCTGTAAATCGATATTCATAGTTTCCTCCAATTAAAAAAGCCGGCTTTAACCGACTTTAGATTCTAGTGTTTTAATTCGTTTGGTGAGTGCCTTAACAGCGCCAAATAATGCGCCAATCATGTTGTCATCATCACGGCTGACTCCGTTGGGGGCGATGAAATCTTGAGGCGCCTGATACTGTGCTACATCATGCACGTCGTCGATGATTAGCCCGATATGGCGGTGAGTCTCGCCGCTTGCTACGTCCGTCTTGAAGAGAAAAGACGCCAAGTCAGTGTTGTTGACCATCTCAAGCATTTCATCATCGTCGATTGCTTGGAGGGCTGTCTTAGTGGACAGTGCCGAGTGTTGAGAGTGGCCAGCCGCTTCAACCCAGCCTCTGACCCACGCCCAGCCGTCAACTTGAAGTTCTGTGGCAGTGGCTGAACCACCGTCATTATCCCGATAAATGTGGAAATTATTGTTGTACAACCAAGCGTGAGCGTCATTGGCTTGCATTTGGATGTTATGCGAGCCTGCTGCTATACGAGTCCATGTGCTGTCAGTTTCCCACACGCCAAGATTCATGTATCGGTTGTTCCTATCGACCCAGAGCCCAGTGTTATTGAGGTCTGGCGTTGAGCTTCCTGATTGTACGAAACCCAGTTCCAGAACCGCTGGCGATGCACAGATGCGGGCCGAATCGTCGCTGATGGGTGTCACTGCAAAGGAACGGTCATAACGAATCCTTAATTCATTTCCGCCGGCATCACCGGCTTCCGCAATCGGCACACTTCCAGAAAAGCTAAGCCCACCGTTAATAGAGCTCGAGTTGTAAAACTGAAACTCTTTATTGCTAAGTGTTACTCCGGATCCACCTGATCTAAAATCGATTAATCCACCCCCATTGACAGACAAGAGGTTAGTGGTGATCTGGCCTTGACTAATTTTAGTGTCATATGTGGCCCCATAGTTGTGAATCCCATTAAGATCAATATAAGTTTGATCGCCGTTAGTCGCCTTTGAGTGCAATCCCACGTGGTTAGTGCCGAGCACTCCCAAATCAATCGTATTGCCACTGCTATCGCCCAAGTGCACCGTGCTACCCGTCAGCGTCCCAGCTTGGATTTGATCGGCCGTTAAATCCGCGATTGCAGCAACCGGTATCCATTCTTTACCCTTGACTATGGTATTGGCCGCGTCAAGGATTAGTGATCCATTCCCGTTGCTTACCTGGATTAAAGTGTTCCCGCCTGCTTCTTGGTTGATCTGGCTGATCACGTTGCCTTTCTGCACTCGCAGATTAATGTCGTTTTTAAGCTGATTGATTTGAGAGTTGTAGTCGCCTTGCGATACTTTTGACTGCACGACGTTTGATAACTGAGTGATCTGTGACGAGGTGTCGTTTTTTAAGTTCGTCACATTCGATTGCAGACCGTCAATTGATGCGGTCAGCGATTGTACCTGCGTCACAGTGGCGTTGTCAGACGGAGCTGGCGTCCACGGAGTAGCAACGGTGCCACGCTCAATTTTGAGATGGCTAACCTTGGCGCTGGTGCAGCTTATTTGTATGTAAGCATAACCTTCGCCAAGTAAGGAGATTTCTTTGTCTGGAACCATATAGGTTCCATATATTCTTTGTTTGCCGTTGGCAGTAGTAGGCCTTAGCCAAGCCCCGTAATAATCAGTGGGCGAACCATCTTTATAAGCAAGCGCTATTTCCCAACCAAGCCTGTTATTTGGAAATTTACCATCGTTTTTCCAGCCGTTCCACTCAACATCAACAGAAATGGTCATATACTGACCGCGTAATTCATTGAGTGTGTCTACGCTTATATTGCCAATATTGCCCCAACCACCACCAGCTCCAGAAGAGCTGACGTTACCAGTATCGGTAGCAAGGTTAACCCCGTCCTTAGCACTGTACTTTGCATCTAAATTAGTGATGCTCTCATTGATCGTACCCGCTTTCTGCGTGATCAGTGATTGAGTGTACTCTTGCGTAGCATAGCCGGTTAGCATGCCAGCCACTTGGCTTGACGTGACCTTCTCTCGGATTTGCCCAGCTTGCACGGTTAGCGAGGATTGAAGTCGACTAACAGTACCGTTGATCTTGTCCACGTCGGCCTGGTCGGCTTTGAGCTTGATAGCATTTTTATTCTGCTCGGTTGCCGTCTCTTGCGTGTTCGTCTTGCTCTCGAGATTGCCTACACGTGAGGTCAGGCCGGAAGCGGTCTGTTGCACGCTAGCGATTGCACCCGAGTTGTTCGCCACGCTAGCTTCGATCTGTCCCGCCCTGATTGATAGCTGAGCAAAGTCGCTCTCGGCATTGGACGCCTGGACTTTAGCTTCGCTGGCGGTTTGCTTAGCGACCGTGGCGTCACTCTTGGCGTTGGTTGCAGTTAGACTGGCTCCACTTGCTGTTTGAATCGCTACTGTGGCGTCGGACTTAGCATTGCTGGCGGTGGTTAGCGCCCCGTTAGCTGTGAGCATGGCGCTTGCCGCCTGACCACTAGCATTCTTAGCCGTAATGCTGGCTTGTGACGCCGTTTGGATAGCCACCGTAGCATTGCTTCGGGCATCACTAGCTACCGCAACAGCACTGTCGGCGGTTTGCTTGGCCACCGTGATGTTACCGGCGTTATCAGAAACAGATTGCTGAATTTGCTTCGCTGTTTCTTGAATTGTTGAAATGTCGCCGGTGTTGTTCGCCACTGTGGTTTGCAATAATCCCACATCGGACGTTACCTTCGTGATCCCATTTGCGTTGGCCTTTGCTTGGTTTGCCACTGTCGTTAGATCATCTGCCACGCTTGACGCACTTTTTACGGCGTTGTCGGCCGTTGTCTGCGCCGTGCTAGCTAGATTTTTCGTAACCGCAACATCACTTGTAAATGCCGCCTTAGCGTCACTCAAGGCGCTGGCCGTATCGGCTATCTGGGCGATTGCATTGCTAGCATCGGATTGGGCGCTTTTGAGGAGCGGATCAAAGTTTGTAACAGCTTCTTTAGCTCCGGTAGCAACGTCCCACGCACTCTTAGCTCTGCTCAACGCATCGTTAGCGCCTTGTTTGGCTTCTGCCGTTGCACTAGCAATCGCACTCACGGCGTCACTTGTCACTTGCGCGCTTGCGACGGCGGCATCAGCAGCGCTTTGAGCACTGTCAGCCACACTAACTGCGTTTGACACTACCTCTTGCTGTGCAGCAACCTGTTTGGCAACCGTGCCTACATCCGACTTGACATTGGCTTGCTCCAGCGTGTCACTTAGGTTAACCCATTTACCGTTGACCATCACGGATGCAACCGACTTGGCGTCACGACTGCTGATCGACTGTTGAGTGTTTTCAAGTGTCACGTTATCCATCGGCATGTTTTGCGTCGCCTCCTGTTTCTTGATTTATCGGTTTAACCCAGATCGCACCATTTTTAACGTTATGCTTGGCTGTAGGGTCTTCGCTCGAGTAGAAAACCTGTGGCATGTTGGCAAGCGCCGTCCGTGCCATCTTCTCGACATCTGCCAGAGTCCGCATAGCGGCACGATTGTTAAGTATCGTAGCCGGCAGATTATCGTACGTGATCTGTGTCCCCTGTGTGGGGTCAAACGGATACCACGTCCAGCCAACCACCGTCACGTTGGTGCTGTAATGGCGTGGCTGAATGTTCAGCCGTACCTGCTCGCCGGCAATCGGCTTGGCATTGCTGTTGAGCGTCACCACGATTGATATGGTCGGGTCTGGTGACAGCTGTGTCTTAGCGTAGGCGCGCATTGCATCAGCATCGGTAAACCGGTCGTCTTGCAGATCAGACGTAGCGGGATATGGTCCCCACGCATTGATGCTATCGTTGTCGATTACCATAAACGGCTCAAAGTAGTACTGCTCCTCACTGTTGTAGGTGCCCGACTGATAGTTGTCGGTAAACGTGATATTGGCATTGTCAACCGTTGTGGTCTTCTGCTGGTTGATCTTGGCTTGGATGTTGTTGTTGCGTGCATACCAGTCCGGCGGGTATGAGCTTACTGGCGCGATCTTGCAGACTTCACCAGGCTCAGGCTCGTAGATCATGGTATTGGCATCAAGCATCAGACAGATATGATGCGTACTACCGTGCGGACCATAGAAACCGACATCCCCGCATCTAGGATCGCTAACCTGGTAAAAGTAGGGTTCCATCTGTACCGTCTGCGGTGGTACGTTGACGCCGAAGTCGTAGTAGACCTGGCTGACAAAACCCGAGCAGTCCATCCCCGCATACGGATTGGACTTATCGTGTCCACCCCACTTGTACGGTACGCCCAGATACTTTTTAGCGTCGGCTTGAAACTCAGCCGTTCTATCTGCCCCAGTCGTCTGTGTAGTCTCTGACTCGGTAAGCTGCACTCCTCCAGAGTCGGTAGCAGCGGTTGAAGTATCGCTCTGCTTGGTTGCACCGATACAGCGAACCATGTTGACAATGTTAGTCGAGTCCTGCGTCATCTGTATCTCAGACGTGTCGCGGATATAGTCGATACGTTTCTGCGTTGGCTTAGTAAAGGCGTCAGCACTGACCACGTTGATCTGGTTCTTCTGCGGGTAGATAACGGCAGACGGCCACAGCTCAGTGATCTTAGACAGCATGTCCTTACCAGAGCCGTTGCCTAAGTTTTCCACGCGATGCGACTCAAAACTGCCGACAACATTATAGGTAAACTTATTGTTTGGATTGACCGTACTGTCGTTGAGCCAGTACTTTAAGATATCGTCCGGCCGCATGGTCAGCGTACCCTGCTGAGTGTTGTACTGGTGGATCGTGGCAATCTGACTGTTGACATACTGGATTGCCGTCACCTGTACGATATCAGAGCCCTGTATAGTCGGCTGAATGTTTTTAACGACAAACCAGTCATCATTAAAGGTGATGATGCTTTCAACCTGAATCATCGGCCAGCTTGGCGAACCGTCATCGTAAGCGTTGAACTGGATCTGGTTAGTCTGATTGTTGGCATACTGATACTGAAAACCAGTCCGCTCATAGCATGTCAGCGGTACGACCTGATCGTTATGGAGCGCTTTGATCGTCATCGCAGGGTTAAACTTGTTGTCATAGCTGATCTCTGCCTTATACAGTGCAGGCTCAACGTTAGGATTGACCATGAAACATCCATGACGCATGTCAAAGTCCACGCAGACGGTTTGTGAGCGAGCCGACCATGTACCCAAGTCGCTTAAGTTTGCCGATCGGTATACATAGCCGTGTTTAGCCGGCATATCGGAAAACAGCCGCAGGAAGTTGCCGTCTTTGACCAGTTCTGGCGCTTCCGTCCAACCATCGTTCCCACACCACTGATCACCGTAGAACTGCGGTGTCGGCGAGAAGTTGGCCTTGACGCGTTGATATGGCCCCAGATAGTTCGTGGCACTGTACAGGTAGTCGCCCGACGTTGCCAGGTAGTAGATGCCCTTGTAAAGTACGATGCTTGGATCGATTTGTCGAACGTTGCCCAGCTGACCGTCGTAAAACGTGATTTTCTGCTGCAGCTTGCTCAGCTGACCGTCCGCAGTCATATCAGCTACGTACAGATCAAATCCCGTCACCTCTGAATCGTCTTTGTTGGCGCAGTAGGCTACGTGGTAGTTGCCGTTGATATCGGCAAAGATCTCTGGTGCCCACACGTGCTTGAACTCGCTCTGTTTGTCCAGTGGATTGTCGAGCTTGTCAAAGTCAACGAAATTCTTAGTTCGCATCAGATATCCGGTTGCGATTACATAATACCAACTGCCAATCTTGGCGACCGATTGTGCGCCACAGTTGCCCAGCTCTGGGTAGTACTGTACGACGTTCCAGTTGGTCAGATTGTCAGAATAGCAGAGTGCCGGCAGATACTGGTAGGGATGATCAGCCGTTGAAACGTCTTTAAAGCCAAAGTACGTATAGCGATGCTGATTAATTGCATCAAGCGGTGTCACTGTCATCCCCCCTTAATCTAGATACAAAAACTTAAAGTGAAAACGTATATCGGCGTCTGACGTACTGGACACGTGGATGTCGTTGTATCCCGGCGCCAGTGTCAGATACGTATAGTCGGTATCGTTGTTAGCCAGCTCGCCATTAAGATAGCAGTTGACGCCATCCCACGTCAGCTCATCGCTTGCAGTCAGATGGCCACGATAGGTAATGGCCGTGCCGGTTGTCTGGTTGAATATCTCTACCTGGCCTGTTGTGTCCTTGACGATGATCTGCATCGGATGACGCTGTATCGGGTCAACCGTGATATCACTTGCGTTATAAATCTTAAAAGACCGTTGGCCGATATACTCATAGTCGAGATGCTTACCATTCGGCAGATTCATCCCGACCTGCCAGAGACCGTTGCCGTACGTCATCTCATCGTCTGACCAGCCAAGCGAGTACTTGATGCCAGTCGGATTGTCGAAAGCTACCGTAAACAGTGCTTCGTGTGAGTAGTCCTGCACCGGTTTGATTGAGTAGCTTCCGGCATATACGTATTTAACGATTGCCGGTTCAGCATCGGTTCTGATTTGCATCAGGCCTTTTTGTGCGAAGAACTTGGCAATCGAATGTTTTTTCATCTTATAGTCATACCAATCGCCAAAGTGCAGCCAAAAGTTGGCATTGATCGTATTCTTGGCGATTGACTGATAGCTCAAAATTGAGCCGTCAAGACTGGCATCAGTCAGATAGGAGTTGGTCACTCCCGGATCAGAATCATCCTGCAGGAACCGCAGACCTTTTGTGATGCTCTCACAGTTTATCTCTGCTTGGCCCGGCAGTTTAATCCACATTGTCGGTCGTTGCATTTTTAATCACCTCTCAGACGCACTGAAAAACTTTTAAGCGGGTAACTGATCATCTCAGTTCGTTACACAAACGATTGAAAGTTGGCTAAATCCATGTCGGTGCGTTGTTGATGATAGACCCGCGCCTTGTCGTAGCCATTGATGCCTTTAATGGCTCGAACCTGCTCGCCGTTGACCGCTAAGACTGCTTTGCCGACTTCAATCAGCTCCTGAATCTGCCGTGACATGTTCCGCGTATCGATCGTGGTTGTCTGACTGGCATTGTTGCCACCGTAGTAGGCAACAACCTGTCGCATTAACTCCCACGCACGGGATGACTTCATGCTGTCCAACGGGATTGCCATTTCGGCGCCAGCCTCGCCAAATATTGACGGCTGAGTAGCAATACCGCCGTTCGCATAGCCATGTCCTTGCCCCAAGAATGATAGGCTATCGCCATAGCGATGTCGTGCATAGTTAAGGCCGGCTAACAGGTTGTCAAAACCATTCCAGATGTTGTCGTGGCCGTGCAGTTTGTAGGCTGCGAACGTAGGTGGCTTAACCTGCATCAGCCCCATAGCTCGACCATCGCTCAATCCATCATCGCCACCGAGTGCCTTTGGATTACCGCCAGACTCAGTTTGGATTTGCTTTAAAACTCTACCGACAAGCGACGAGCTTAAGTGAAGCATATCCAAAGCTCTGACAACGTTTGGCCGCCATCTGTCAACACCTGAGCCGGCGGGATCAGCCATTTCCTGGAACTGTTTCTTAACCCAATCGGCCATTGATTTGGCGAAGAATACCGGAAGACTGGTATGCAGTTGGGCACTGAAGAACCCGCCATTGTCAGACTTGCCCGAGGTGAAGCGGTTGAAGACTGACTCCATGAAGTCGATCGGCTTTTTAAGAATGTCTTCGGCAAAGTCAAGGACATCCTTGCCTTTGTCCCACAGGCCAGAGAAGAAATCACCTACAGCGCCGTTGGCATAGTGGTTGATATCCATCATCGGTGCCAACTGTGCTGACCGCTCTCCGTCAAGCACTTCTGTTTGTGCTGGTAAGAACATCATCAAGTTACGCTCTGGCGGGAGCATGACCGTTTCGCCAGACGGGAAGTGGACCATTTCCTGGAAGTTAGGACCAGAACCATCGTTAAGCAGTGCTACCTGATCATGGAGCAAACCGCCCCCCGGCGTACCGTTGGCAAGCTTGCCGATGGAGAAAGTGCCGAGCTTATGGCTATCACCGCCAACCTTATCTAAGACCCAGTTGATACCTTTGATAATGCCGTTAATCAAATTGGTAAATGGACTAAGCAAGCCGTTTAAAATATCTCTAAAAGCATTATGGAGTGGACTACCATTTGACTCGATAGTGTTAATGACTTTGCCAAAGTGGTCTTTCCAACCGCCAAGCATATGGCCTAAGCCAGTATCCTGAATGCCAGACAGCTTATCGTGCATGTTTGACAAAATATTGGTTGAGTTGGACCGCAAATTGCCGGCCGTGTTTAAGATCTTGTTTGATGCATCATGCCAAAGGTTAGACGCATTGTTCCGCCAGTTAGACGTATTGTTGATGACGTCGTTGTAGCCGTTGCTAAATGCGTTGCCGGCTTTGTGCATCATATCCTGCGCCGTGTTGGTGACGTTACTGCGAATGTCATTCCAAGCCTTCTGCTGTTGACGTGCATGCTGCAGAGTCTGCTGCTGAGTTTGAGCTTGGCCCTGCTGATAGCTCTTTTTGACACGGCCCCACATGTTGCTGGTCCACGAGATTGCCGATTTAGCACCGGACTCAAAAGCCTTGCCCATCTTGCCCATTGCCGACATGGCTGAGCTTGCCAATCCATTGACGAACGTGCGGAACTTTTTGTTGTGCTGGTACAGGATTGTCAAGCCCTGTACCACAAGCATGATTGCACCCGCTGGACCACCGATTAAGTCAAGTCCGGCTGACGCAATCTTAGCGCCACGACCAATCAAACTGAGTCCGCTTGAACCAACCTTTCCGGCTACGGTCGCTTTAGTTCCAAGCCGTGTCAGACTGGTTTCGGCAGATGCCGTATTAACGATTGCCTTAGTCGTCTTGGATTTTGGAATACGGTCCAAACGCCGGCTGTAGGCTTCCAAATCCCGCGTGGACTTGGCGCCGTCAACCTGAATGCGAGTAATTTTGCGACTCGGGATGTTTTTGATCTTAGTCGCAAAACTGCCTATCGTTGAGCCGACCGTCCGCATGATCTGCAGTCCCTTGACCGCCACAGATAAGCCTTTAACAGCCTTACTTGCTAACAAAAGGGAAGTAATGACTGCTGCAGTTGTCTTCGGGTATTTAGCCAACTCATCCAGAACTGGCAGCATTACCTTTGAAAGGTCAAGCATGACGTTGGCAAAGATCTTAAGGCTCGCAGCTGAACCAGTCTTAAACGAATCAAAAAATTCCTTGATCTGCGTATGGTGTGATGACACCACGTTGGCGAACCGGTCAACGGCACGAGTAGCCGCTTCCATTCCGCCAGTCAGCGCATCGCTGACGTTGATCTTTTTACCGCCAAACGCAGTCGTGATTTGGTTAAACGCCTGCATCAAGTGCTGACCAAACTGAGTAAACAGTTTTTCGGTACGCTTGTCTGATACCCACTTGGATACAGACTCAAGCAGCGGATTGCTCATTGTTTTGAATGGCTCGACAACATCGCCGATAAGGGCTGGCATACGGGCTTTGATCGTTCGCTCCATGCCGAAGAAAGTGCCCATCATGTTTTCGGCAGCGTCCTTGTACTTGCCGTTACCTAACTGCTCAAAAACCTGTTGGAACGTGTCGGCGTCAAGCTTACCGGCGCTTGCGATCTGGCGCATCCCGGCAACGCTTGTGTGGTAGTGCTTAGCCAACGCCTTGTCGATCATCGGAAAGTAGGCGCCGATCTGGTTAAGCTCACCTTGCGTAACCTTGCCAGTTGCCATCGCGTGGACCATATCCTGTGATACGTCACCGATTTGTTGGCTGTTAAGCCCAACCGCGTCAGCCATGTTAAGCATGGAGCTGGTCAGCCCGTCTGCCTGGCTCTTAGACGAGTTCAGGTGATAGAATCCTTGCTCCAGTTCGTCCACAGTGTCAACGGCTTGACCGGTTTTGACTGACAAATCATTGACCGTGTTGACCATGCCTTTAGCCTTGCCGGCTGAACCGGTCAGCGTATCCCACGTAGCAAGCATTTTTTCTTGAGTAACGTCATACTGTAACCCGCTGTCAATCAGCTCCGTAAAGCGAGCCCGAATCGTTGCCAGTGCGCCAGAAAACACATTAGCCGCCGTATTTGCCAGAAACATGCTGCCGAACGAATGGCTTACTCGGTCGGCTTTGCCCTGCAGACCGTCCAAACGGGCACTCATGCCGTCAAGCCACGTATGTGGTGTAGCCTTCATGGCTTCATTGAGCTCGTTGATCTTAGACCGCGTCTGCGCAATCTGAGTACCAAGCTCTTCCACACGGGTTGCCTGTTTGAGATACTCTTGCGAGCTCTCGCCCATCCGCTGTCGTGTGGATTCGAGCATCTGCATCTCGCGCTGTTGGATGTCTCTCAGCTGATTGATCTTGTTTTCCAGACCATCAACCTGTGCTCCCATAGCCTGGTACTGACGCCCTTCAGCCTGTAGACGCTCAGTATGCGCCATAAACAGCGCTGATTGTGCCCGCATGGACGCGTTAAGTTTCAGCACGCCGCTGTTCTGCAGTTCGAGCTGTTGTTCAGCCCGCTGTTGCTGAGCTTCCATGCTTGCCAGCTTGGCCTTAGCCTGGTCGACCTGTGCACCATAGCGCAGATAGGTCTCAGCCTGTTTGACCGTACCCGTATTGAGCTTGTTCTGCTGGTCTTCCAGTCGGCTGATCTCGGCACCAAGCGACTCGTACTTGTCCTTGTTCCGACCGGTAACATCATCAAGACTGGCCTGCTCAGCCTTGAGCTGTTCGATGCGCTCTTTAAGTCTCAGAAACTCCTCAGCCGTTTCCTGGCTGATATTGTTCATCGACTCCTGTTTCTCCTGCAAAGCGGAGATTTTTTCTTTTTGCGCATCGATTGCACTGCCCAGACCGTCAAGTCGTGCCTTAGTTGCACCGGCATAGTCACCGGCAGACCTAAGACTGGCTTCCTGTGCCTGCCAGGCTTTGGTTGATGCATTGACTTCTGTCGTCAGATTGCGGACTGACTTAGATGCGTCCACCAAATCCAATGCGACTTTTGTAGCCATAACATTGCTGATCTTAGCCATTATCCGCTCTCCTTCCTCTTACAAACTGGAGCGGGTCGACAGCACGATCATCACGTGCTTTAGCCGACATAACCTCACCTAAGCGATAGTAGTCGGCGTTCTCATACTGATCTATCGTCCAGTGAAGTTGTATCAGCATTTCCCGCTCGTTGTTGTCTAAGTCCTCAATCGCATTTTGCAACTTCCACGCGCGAGCTTTCCAGTTTACTTTTTTGGGTCTTCTTTTTCCTCATCAGCAATCTGATCATCGGTTCGGCCTAAGATGCGTTGACAAATGTATCCAACTGCGTCTTGTGTTGCCTCAAAGTCCATGTTGTCAAGCTGTTTAAGCTGCTGTTTGTTCAGCTTGAGCATAGTTCCGAGAAACTTTGGCAGTTCCTGAATTAGTTCCAGCTCGCTTTCTGCCCGCTTCAAAATGTCTTTTTCGGCTTGGACCTTAGCGATTCTAAGCTGCATTTCATAGACGCGCCGAACGTTGCCGTTAGACGTGGAAACGTCAAACCTGCGATTGAAAAGTTTGATATAAAGCTTCATTTTATCTCTCCTCTATTGACCGCCCTCAAAGAGTACTGTTTACTTTCGTAGGCGATCTTTTAACTGTTAGGCTTGTGGACCAGTCGTAGTCGCAGCCGTCTTGTTGTAGTCTGGCAGAATTTCCTTAAACATTGTGTCTTCGTCTTTCCAGTCAGGATCGCCAGTATCGTAAATACGATACACGTCATTGATGTTAGGATCATCAATAGCGGCGAAGTTTAGCGTATCCGTTACCGGCGTCTTCTTTGAGTCGCTATCGGAATCAAGCTTTTTGTCACCACCTAAGAAGTTGCCACTTGGGAAACAGAAGTACGTGAATCCGTCGTCTGTCATATGTGGTGCCTTAACGACACAGCCGCCGACCGGCTTAGTGTCGGCCATCTGCCAACCAGTGCCCTGCTTTTCCAGGCCAACCAGTTTGGCATAGGTCATCATCTTAAGACTGTTGATCGTCAAAGCAACGGTCGGGTTCAGCGGATCAGCATAGCTGTACTGTGGCGCGTTGTTGCCTGAGATTTTTTCCAGCTTAGAGCCATCCAAGCCCTTGATTTCAGCGGATGCCACACCGAGCACGTCGTGGCCCAGTTCAAGCAAGCCATTGTCAGACAGCCCGTCGGTCTTAACCAGCAAGCTTTTACCATCGGCGGATTTAAGAAAAACCCACGCGTCCTTGATACCGTGAAGTAACATGTTTTGCCCTCCTATTTTTCGAGTTCGTAATAGTCAAAGTAATAGGTCTGTGTGACCTGATAAGTCTTGGGGTCAACCGTATGACCGTGATTGTCAAGCATCGTCCAGCCATTGCGCACGAACAAATGCATCAGTGACGTTTCAAAATCGTCAGGATCATCAGCATTGAGCGCATAAAAAATCTGGACCTCTACCTCTTTGTCGAGAGCGTGGAAGTCCAGGTTTCCGTCAAGTGCCAGGTCGGTGCGTACGTCCGTGATCAGTATGATCGTCCGGTCGGTACGCGTGATCTCTGACTGTGGGATAGCGCCAATGTAGACAGCGTCAACGTTCTTATAATCTCCAGTCTGGATCAGCTCTTTAGCCAGTTTCGTTGCCAGCATCAGTCGTCATCCCCTTTCTTGTCGTTGATCAGCTCCTGGTACTTGTCGCTTTCAGCTCTTAAGACGGCCTCGCTGGTTGCCTTGTCCTGCTGCAGATTGGTTACGAAATGGTCACCAGGATGTCCTCTGTAGCCATCGTTCAGTCGCATCATGTTCATTGCGTGATAGTGGTTGTCCCACCCGACTGTAGATGAGCCATTGGTTTCGCCGTCCACATCTTTAGCCATATACGAGATATGGTCGGCGGCGTGGCCATACGTCTTGTCGTTGTGGTGGGAGCGGTGTTTGGCATTGGTAACGTCGGTCAACCGTTCAGCCATCACCTTTGCACCAGCTTTCGTGATTTCAGCCTGATCTTTTGGCGTTAAGTCAACCGAGATCGATTTAACATCCTCAAGCCATTGCTCAAGGAACTGACTCATCTCAATATCAGCCATCTTGACCACCCGCTCTGTAGCGCTTGATGGTGACCAAGTCGTATGACAGATAGGTGTCGTCCCGCACTGAGAGATCCACGATGCTGTACACCTTGCCGTCGATTTGCACGGCAAGCTTGTCGGTCAGCCGTTTGTCGTGGCGTACGGCCAGAATCTGAGTGTTTTCAAAGTCCGTGCCAAGTGCCTCATACTTTTGACTGATTGTCTGGCTGACGCGTGCATAGTGCAGCTTAAACTGGCTGACAAAAGTCGGCATAGGGATGCCCATACCGTTCTCCGTAACTCCAAAAGTGCCAAAGTCAGCGGTATACCGCATCTGATACGGCTGATAGCTATACGGTACTGTTTGGTTCGTAACCATCTGCTCCCACCTCACCCTTTAAGTGATTAATCATCATCTGCAAGCCAATTGACATTCCTCCGGTTAGCGTACGATCATAGTACAACTGAGTGCATAGCGTTTTAGCGGCTCGAACAAAAATTGGGTCCTGCTCATAGCTGGCTACAGGCTTAGTCTTGTCGACCGAGTCACGGATGATGCTTTCAGACTGGCTTAACAGGTCGGTGATCAGTTGTGTTGTCTCATCAGTTGCGTCCAAGCAGAGCTCATCGAGCATTGACTGCGTATCAATCATTGCTGATCACCTCCACACTCTTACTTGCTAGAAGTAGAAGTAGTCGTGCTGGATACCCAATTGATGACGTCCTTGTTGGCTTGAACAACGTCTTCGCGCATGTAGATACCCAAAGCCTCGTACCAGATGTCGTTGGTGTCGACAAATTGGCCGGTGATTTCATTAGACTTGAACTTGATAACCGCCGTTTGTAATGGTGCAACTACGATGTTGACATCGCCTTGCGTTGCGTTAGGGAACAGCGTGTCGTCTACAACCGTTACCGTCTTTCCCAAAATAGCATTGCCAGTGCCCAACGTTACGTTAGGCTGTACCAGTGGCCGACCTTCAGAGTCCTTCATTTGGTCCAGTTGAGCAAAGGCAGATTGACTCAGCACGATTGATGATGCGTTGCTGTCGTATGGCTTCAGCTTGGAGTCCAGAATCAACTTCAAATCGTCAATCAGGTTGGTTGGCTTAACAGCCGTAATGCCGTTGGTCAGTTGAGTTACGATCAGATCGTCTTCCGTGTTGTCGCGCAGTTCGACCAGTCGAGATTGCAGTTCAGCTTCCCAGTTGTAGTCGGAGTCGTCCATCAATTCACGCGTAAATACATAGCGTCCCGTGTACGTCTTCAGGTTCCACAGGATTTCCTTGATTTCTGGCGACGTGCTGTTGGCAGTGGATTGCAGTTCCGTGTGCAGAGCCAGCTTGCCAGAGCCTGGTTGGAAGACAGGTAACTTACCGGTCGTGTGCTTAACTGCGATTTGCCGTACCAGATTGCCCAGGCGTGGGAATTGGTGCTGTTCGTGTTCAGCCGGCAAAATGTCTTGTGGAATCAGCACTTGACCATTGGTCAGGCCAATCCCACCAGACGTGTTGTCACGGGTAATTTCGCCCGTCTTCAGAAAGTGTGCGAATTGGTCCTTTACAGACTCGTTTGCACCGTGTAATTCACGCATTTCAGTACCTTCTTTCAGTTCTTCGTTTTCCGTAGTTACGATTTCTGCATGCGGTTCAGACCGCTTTTCAACCTTTTCTGCAGGCTTTTCAACCTTTTTTGTAGGCTTTTCTGCGGGCTTTTCTGCAGGCTTGTCATCAGAATCAGCAGAATCATCAGCTGATTGTTCTTCTTCATCTTCTTGCGGTTCTTCAACGGGTTCTTCCGTCGTTTCCGCGTCTTGTTTGTCGGTTTCATCGGTAGTTTCAACGTCTGCTTGTTCGGTAGATCGTTGTTCAAGCTTGTCAGCTACCGCATCAGCCAACTTGTCGTAGTCAATTTCCACTTCATTCTCTCCCTTCATAAATGCTTCTAAGGAACGCTGTACGTCCACACTGGTTTCGGTGTAGGCCGGAATCGGCGTGATTGAGATCTCAATCAGCTGGTCGAACGACCGGATATGATGGATAACATTGCCATCGTTGCCCTGAAGCCATTTGTCATCGCCAATCTTAAAGCCGACCGAACAGCCCTTGAGATTGCCATTAGCCACGTTGGTATACGTATCACGACCCAGTGTCGTATCAGGGAGTGTAGCCTGAAACCACAATCCCTTATCATCGGCCCGTAACTGCAGATTCTCCGCATCAGAACGGGCCAAGACGCTGTTAAGGTCATGACCATACAGCAGCAGGACCTTTGACAGATCAACGTTGTCCAGTGCGCCGCGATCGATATACTCGACAAACGGCATTGGAACTGACGGCTGATCGTACAGCATGGCGTATCCTTCGACCGTCATGCCATCGTCATCACTGCTCCGTGTCGTCAGGTCCGTTGTCAGCGTCCGTACGTCCGTTGTCGTTAGCACTCGTATCACCTCCTAGATCTTGATTTCCTGGCGTAGCCGTCTGGTACGTCTGTTTTGGCAGTACGCCACGATCAACCAGGATCTGGCGTGCATCATCACCCGACAAGACAGGGTTCTTGCTGTTGGTTAGGCTGACGATGTTGCTGATCAACTGCTGGTGGTCGATATCGACCGCCGTTGAGACGTCCAAGTGCACCGGTGCGCCAAGCTTATTGGTAAGCTCGTCTTCGATTGGCCTGATATAAAGCGTCAACGAGTTTTGATACAGGCTCCGCACCTGCTCAATACTTGACTGCTCGTCCTGCTTACCTGATAGGTAGTCAGCCGGTACGCAGAATGCTTTGGCAATTTGCGCCTGGCTAAAATTGGTATTGGCAAGCAGTTTGGCAATGTCGGGGCTAACCGTCAATTGGCTCAGTGACAAGCCTTGATCAAGCACGATTGCTCGGCCGGCATTTTCGCCGGAATTGGCCTTTTCAAACTCGTCACGAATATTGGCCTTAGCGTCGGCGTTAAGCGTCCCTTGTGGGATTGACAGGATGTTAGTCGGTGCCAGAGCATGCTTAAGCGTGCTCAAAGCCAATCGATTGGATTGGTCCTGCACGTCAATCTCTTTAGCCAAACTCATCAGCGGACTGACACCCATGTACTGCGACTCGCTCTGGCCGTTGACGAACAGCCGGAAGTGCAGCATGTTTGCCGATGGCACCTGATAGTCGCCAGAGCGGTTGGAGTCGTCAAAATGGACCGTGTAGAAAACGTCTGAGCCGTCATCGTTAAGCGTTACGGTCACGCGCTCTTCTGGAATCGGCTCAAGCCGAGTTACCACACCATCCGTACCTTCGCGGTGTATCAGCATGTAGGCATTGCCGTTGAGCGCCATCTGAGCAACCACCGACTGCCACACGTTGTATCCGTTGATGAGCGTGCCCATCGGATGGTTAAGCATGTAGTCGACCATTGGTGCCTCAAACTGGCACGCTGCTACGTCTGAGCTAATACGATAGACCACTGCGAAAACGTCAGAGTTGTTGAGTGCTGCGCTCGCATTGACTGGCCCAACTGACACAGTCTGACCGTTTGACGCCGAGAAAAAAGGTGACCACCCGTTCGAGCTAAGCATCCTCGAACGTTTGATCACCGCTTTAAATGGATTAAACACTAATCATCACCGCCAATCAGTGCTGAGGTCACGCGTGACCCCAGATAGAGTGCGACTGACAACGTCAGCCAACCTACTGCCACGTTAACGGCAAATCCAAACTTAACAAAGGCATAAAGTGCTGCAACCCACAGCGCTACGACCGCAACTGCCAGAATCAGCTTAAAAATGGTCTTAATCATGCAGTTATCCTCCTTTCAGAATGAAAAATCATTGGTAAAGTAGTCGTTGATATCGCCATTTGACATCCCCGAGAACGGGTTTTTAGCGTCTAATTTCTCCAGACTGATATCGTCAAAGTGAAACATTGCCGTATACCACGCGTCAATCAACGCATCGACAAAGTCAATCTTAGTCGTTGCCTTTTCCTTATCGATTTTTACGCCATTATTGTTGCCATACAGCACGGCATTTTTAAGCGAGTACGTAATGATCGGATCATGGTCATATTTGACCGTGCCCGTGTCAAACTGCTTGCGCAGATCAACGGTCGGTTCGTTAAGATTTTGGATGACGTTTTTAACCGGCATCGTGTTCCAGTCGGTTTTTTGCTCAATCCAGCCGATCATCTTGGAAAGGCCCCACTTGTCGTAGCAGAAATATTTGACTTTAAGCTTATGAGCCTCCGCATAGGCCATCAGCCAGTCGTAGACCGCGCCGTCATCAATATAGCCATAGTCGTTTTTGGCAATGTCACAAAAATCATGCTTTTCGGCGTCTCGATAGTTGATACCGTCCTGTTTTTCCTTCAAAACGATGTTGTTCTGGGCCCGTGCGAGTGGCACCCAGCTATGCTGCTTGATGTAGTAGCGCGGCTTACCGTTGTCCAGATACGGGAAAACAAAAGCAATCGACGTGTCATCGCTGAAATTGGACTTGTCAAAGCCCACATAGCATTCGCGGCCGTCAATGTCGATCGGAGCGTCATCAACCGCTGCCCGATTGATGTCATCAAGGTCCAGATACGTATTCTGCTTAACTTGCAGCCACATATTGAGCGATTTGTTTTGAAATTCCGGCAGAGAGCCGTTCGCCATCTTGGTATCACGCTCGGAGAGCAGCGATTTCATCAACTGATCATGCTTTTCGGGGCTCAAATCCAAAATTGGATTGGACTTGACCCATGTCTCTGGGTCATTTGTTTCATCAAGGCTGTCCTGTTCCCAGACCATGCACAGGTTGTCGTCCAAAGAGCGGTCATAGTCGCGCTCCATGACTTCTTCCATCATCTGTTGGTCCTTGTAAAACTGTGAGTTGCTGTCCGGATAAGCCGTTGAAACCTGCAAAAAACAATGGTTAGGTTCCTGGCCTTGCCCGGACGTGATCTTGCCGTTACCTTCGATAATAGAGCCAATATGATGGTCATCCCCGACTTCATCGCCCACCGCAAACTGACAGTGGAGCGAGTCAAATTGGCCGGACTTATACGACATCCGCAGCAGGCGGTTGTGTAGCTTCCGTGACAGGATCACATCATGCAGGACAACAATTTCTTGCTGTTTAAACAGCTTTTTAAAAGCCGGCAACGTTGAAAGCTTGGTAAAAAACGACTGCATGTACTGGAAACCCTTCTGCGATTGGCTTGTAACCGGTGCAGTGTACAGGTAGTCGTGGTTCATCTGGCCTTTTGATTCCACCAAAAAGTAGAACGACATCAAAATCGTAGCCAGATAGGTCTTACCGTTGGTACGGGCAACGGAAAAAATCGCCCGCATGTAGCGGAGCTGATCATTATCATCACGCCAGCCAATGACTGAACATAGAATCTTTTGCTCCCACATCATCAATGGCAAGGGCTTGCCGGCATTAACGTCAGGGACCAGCTTAGAGTAGTTGATGATTGCCCGACATTTGTCCAAATCATAGTGATAGTTAAAATCGGGGTCTTCCGTCTGCCGTCTTAGGTCCTGCAGATGCCGAAAAGCGTCAAGCTTGATCTTTTTACCGGCTAACTGCCGACCTTCAAGCACGGCAAATGCATATCTGGTCGCCGGATCGCGATACTTTTTAAAGATCTCATTGTAACTGCCAGCGTTTTTCTCGGTTTCATAGGCTTTTTCGACCGTCTGGCCTTTTCTGGTTAAATCCCACTTGCGCATCACCAGCCATCACCACCCGACAAGACGTCTGCTAGGCTTGGCACGTCATCATCGTCGCTGTCAGTAGTGAGAGAGAGCAGGGATGCCCGGCTGGTTGGCGTCAAGCCAAGCTCAGACGATAGCGAGCGTATCTGCCTGATTGCGGCGTCCATCGTAGATACAGCGGGATTTTTTTTAAAACCCACAAAATCACGATCGATAATTTCACCACGATTGTTCTGCACACTCTTATAGATTGGCGTCTGAATGCCGTTTTCCTGCACATCATCAAAGCCAAGTCGATACAGTGCGATTGCCGAGCAGAGAGCCTCTACAGTTGAGCGATCGGCGTTCTTGATAATCGTGCTTTGACGCAGAATCGGCGTGATTCTCTGCCAGGCTCGGCCCGCAATCGTGCCCTTCATGTAGTTTGGTGGTGACGTCTGCAACGGTTGCAGGTCTTCAGTCGCCTTTTCGACCATCTCGGTGCGCCGATTTTGATAGGCTTTGTTGTCTGGGCTTCTGGTTACCTTCATTTTACGTGGCATTGCGTCATCTCCTTACTTTTTGTAATCCAGCCAGCCCCCATAATGCGAACTTTTATAACTGTCGTCGTTGTAACGGAAGGCTAATGTGCACATTGCTCTTTTCTGAGCGCCTGTGGGGGGGCTATGAACGTTCTAGCGACCGCCTCGGCGTTTTCCCCTTGCAAGCTGTCGATCGATGTATACGGCCCATTTTTGGCGATTTAGATGTTTCAGCACATTATCACCATTTGGTTTGTCAGCGATATGTTTTTCCATTTTTGTCTTGGCAAGGTGCTCACGTCTGCTCAGGCACCACAAGTTGTCGGTGTCCAACGGATCCTTGCACAAGCGTCTTGGCACAACGTGGTCAACGATCAGATCATGATCAGTCAGTATGATACCTGACACTCCCGATGCATACATGTCACGATTGACCACGTAGTCACGCACGTGCTGCCATTCCTTGCTGTGATAAAAAGTATTGGCTACTTGGTCACGATGCTCACGGTTGTACGTCTTATACGACTCGAGCCGTTGCTTGTGTGACACGTTGTGATAGGCATCATGTGCATGCAGTTTGGCATGCACGTCACAGTATCGTTGATCAAAAGGGATGATCCTATGACATCTGATCTCGCCGCATTGGTGTACCTTGCCCATGTTTGCCATCTCCTTTCGCGCCCTTTCCAAAATAAAAAGCCAGCCGTTAAGCTGACTTAATTAACCGGTCTTTATCTAAATAATTTGTATTTTTTCTTTATCTCAGAAATATATTGTTCATAGTCATTATCTAAGTTTCCCATTTTTTCATCAAGGATAGTTGGATTATATCTTTTGTTATAATCAGGTTTAATTTTACCCATTTGCTCTTCTAATTTTACAATTTCGACCATTTCATTCAACATCCTCTCTGTAGATTCTAATACCCCTCCTGGAATTAGCAAAACATAAGTACCTGATTGTAATTTACTTTCCAGCTCATCCACTGCCCCGTTAAAGCAAACATTTCTTGCTTCAGCCCACCTACAATCTCGAATTAAAATATATAAAGCATTAAAAGGTTCAACTACCTCTAATATTTTTTGATAAGATTCCACCTTAGATCGTTTTGAATCTTCATATTTTTTAGCTTGAATAGTCGCACCCCAAATCCCACCTATGGTACTAATCCCAGAGATTAACAGAGGTATTACTGAACTAATGAGTAAATTTCCATATTCTTTCATTTAAATCACCCAACTAAAATAATACAAAAGTCTAGCTATTATAGCTAGACTCTGAATGGGTGATATGTAGTTTAACGTCATTGCGGACAATGACGGCCTATGGAGTGGAACCTTAGCATCCCCACCTGAAGTATAGGGATGACCGTACCATCTGCCTTTCTATGCCTAAGCCGAAAGGCAAAAGAGTTGATTGTGCTACTCTCAACGCAGATACCCGGAATCGAACCGAGATCAGAAGCTCTACCATTGAGCTATATCCGCTGCTAATATGCGATTGATATGCAATCATATCAACCAATTTAAGAGGTAAAGAGTAGTGAGTAATGTGGCCATGAACTTAATTTCCCCACTTGTCTCACTATAGCAATTATTGCACAGATCTATCCCGGCGGCTTCCGGGTTTTTTCCGCATTTTTTCCGGATTTTGAATTACTTCCACACTTGAATCGGCGGAATCAGATCTTCGCACCCTCTGATCGCCACAAACTTATCTAGGGCTGCGGCGAATCGAGTCCGTGCTGTGATGTCCGCCTCTTGATACTGGTCGTTACCACCGATTAAGACCATCTGCATGACGGTCTCACGTTTCGCGCCGTTTATGTAACGCTCGTTCAGAATCGTTTGCTGTGCTGGCAAGCACGACTTAATCGCATCAGTCACACAACTAATCGCCAAACGACAATGTGCCTTAGCAATCATCGTTTCTTCAAACCGATTGCCATTTGAACCATGAATCCCCGTGATGTCGCCGACCGGAGATCTCACCATCCCGAACACCGCTTCATCCTCTAGTAGCTTTGGATAGCCTCTGTACCGATAGTGCCCTTTGCCTCTTAAGAAGTCTGCTACGCTCTGAGCCGTTTGATCTGGGTCTATAACCTCAAATAATCTCACCGTTGCCCTCCTCACATCACCATCGCCAAAACGGAATTCCGACTAGCAACCACACCACCCCATTAGCAATCACCAACGCAGTGAGTAACGCTAAGATCCATTTAATCGTTTCCATCATTGTCCTTCCGCCCTCTTTTTACGCACTGCCGCTTTATGCAGCTCATTTTTCACCGTTTTAAACGACCGCTTTGAAATGCATGCAGCATCCGCTAAAGTTAGTTTTCTTTTAACTTTCCATTCCAAGAGCATGTCCCACAATTCTGGAAATTCGCTCGTACCCTTGTGAGCGTCCTTAAGCTTCCGTTCCTTGGCTAAAAAGATCGTGCGCAAGCCATCAATCACACCCTTTCGTTTAGCCATTTCCAGCTCTCGGAGCCGTTCTCGCTCAAGCTGGTCATCTGACTTACGGAGTTTTTCAATCGCCCTTAATCGGCGGTTGAATTTTTGAGTCTCTCGTTCAAAGTCAGGTTCACCAAATTCGTCAATATATGCCTTATCCTCAATTTGCAAACGGTCATCAAAGCGCATGTGAATTGCACAAAGCAGGCCACGTGTCAGTAAGTCCACTTTTCTACCTCCTCCCTAATTTCCACCACCAAGTGCGGCCGTTCTGAATAGAATTTCTCCGCCTGTAAGCTTAGATTTTTCTTCTTTCCAGCTTAACTAAGGATGCACTAAGCTTAAGCGACTCCGGTCCTGCTTTTTGGCTTTCAATGTACTTTTTGATGTACTTAATCAGACCTGATTTGTACTGACCGTTCTCGTTAAAAGCTTGTAGCCCTTCACCGACTACTTGGGGACCAAACTGCCTGGCTAATCCCTCCAGGCTCCCTTTTGTTTTGGTGGATAACATGCCCCATTGTCGTTCAGTTTCGCCCAGCTTCTCAGGTAATGAGCTTAATTTATTATCAATCAGCCAATCATTAGTTAAGTTAGTATTAGTACAGTAAGTATTAGTAGTGGCGGATTTTCCTACGTAGGTTTTCCCTACGTAGGTTTTTCCGTCATAGGTAGGTGCCTGTGACGGCTTTTCCGTCTTAGGTTCATCAAACAAAATGTAATCGTATGACGCTAACTGGCCATTCTTCTTGTGCTTCCTAGTGCGCTTAACGTAGCCAAGACTGATCAGTTCGTTAATTGCGGACCGGATGCTGTCACGGCCATCTTTGAAGTCTTTACTAATCGCCAACACGTAAAATTCCCAATCGTCCGGCTTGCTCCACATATAAGTGAAGAGCCCCAGCGCTTTTAAGCTCATCCGTTTATCGCTGATGACCCGGTTATCAACTTGGGTAAACCCCCGTGTCCTAACCTTCTTTACTTTCGGCATTGTCGTTCCCCTCCTAGAAAGGTAAGTCTGTTATGTCAGCCGGCTGATGGGTTTCCATCCTGTCAATCGTTTGGCCATTGATAGCGTCATTAGCTGGCGTCCCGTTGGCGTACATCCCACCGTATGGCGGTAGATTAGGTTGCTCCTGAGGCGCATTGAAATTGACATTAGCTTGGTAATTTGCCGGTTTGCTCGCTCTGGTTGGCGTCATTATTCCGATATGACAGTAGGGCAAATGAATCAATCCTGACATCCGTTCGATAAACCTCTTTTCCGTCTCGGTCGGTGTAGTGGCTGGTCTGAATCCGACCATCAACACCAATCAACGATCCCTTGCCGGCATACTTAGCTAAGTTCTCGGCTGGCTGACGCCAAACCTCGCACGAGATAAAATCCGTTTCTCGCTCGCCAGTCTGTTTATTCTTGTACTGCCGACTAACTGCTAAGGTAAACCGGGCAACTGCCGTTCCATTTTGCGTGTATTTCAATTCCAGGTCCTTAGTTAATCGACCTGTTAACACCACTCGATTAATCATTAGTCCACCTCAATATCTGTTACGTGCTGAAAAGCAGCTAGCTCTTTCATTGATCGACAATACTCACACTTTCCGCAATGCTTAGGCTCAACTTCGCCGTTCATCACCTGCCAGAAGCGATCCTGCTTCTCTTTGATTTCCTCCAGGGCTTCTTTCATCAAGTACTGTGTGTCCGTATCCTCAAAGTCAAAGGCACCCTTGTCTGGCGGTGTTTGCTTGCTAACCGCGAACAAGTACGGTTGACACTGCTTACCAAAGGTTTGCTTGATCAACTCTTGGTAGATCGCCGCTTGCATGATGTAACCCCGATCCTCAATGAAATTCGTCCAAATTCGGTTAGCTGGATCCCAATGCTTCTTGTGAATATCATCAACCGTCTTGAGGTCGCAAAAGTAACCCTTAGCTAAAACCAGGCTGTCGATTTTTCCCTTCCAAGCATGATCGTTGATTTGCCCGGTCACGATAACTTCCTTCTTTCCGGGCGTATAAATGAAATCGAATAGTTTATCGTTATCCAGCGTCTTAATCATTTCTTCGGCTAGCTGGTAACTGGATTTTAATTTGCCCTTTGTTGCGCCTCGTGAGGAAATTAGCTCTTTCTTGTTAGCTTCAACAAAGGCTTCGTGAGCTACAATGCTTTCAAAGTAAGAGTGAACGTAGTTTCCGAGAATAAGTGGATCGGCTCCTGTTGATTTCTTCTTGGCTGGTTCCCATTCACCCTTTAATCGGGCTAGCTCCTTAGCCTCACATTCCTTGAAGTTCTTGAATTGAGAGAAGCTCATATATTCCCAATCAGTTTCTAGCGAGTAGTAGTTCTCTGGCGTGAGTTCAATCATGTTGCTCCTCCTTTAGAAAGTCGTCGATGGACATTTGACGGTCATCTTCGACCGGATCCTCTTTTTCACCTTCTGGTTTCGCCTCAGGCGCGTTCTCAGCCGTTTCAGTGACGTCTTTAGCTTCTTCTTTAACTTCTGGTTTCTCATCCTCTACGGGCTTCTCTGGGGCTGTTTCCGCCTGCTGCTTTTGGAAGTCAGCTAAGAGTGATTGAGTAGTTGTTTCCTCAGCCGTTTCAGTGACGTCTTTAGGTTCTTCTTCTACAGTTTCATTCTCGGTCACACTATTAATTGATCCCGTCAGCAAGTCAGAATCATCACTCGTGTTGATGAACATCTTAGCCGCCCGGTTAATTACTGTCCGTTTAGCCATTTGATCACTGTACTTGTTTTGGATACTGTGCTGCTTGCTTTGATCCCATGCAGTTTGGATTTGTTTCATGGTCATGATCGTGTAGTCGGTCCGGCCGTTTACTAGTTTGATGAAGGCAAAAGCCCCTCTGATCGGCTTATCGAGGTTGGTAAAGCTAGGCTTGAACTTAGTCACAATGATGTGGCCAAGTTCGTCAGCCCCAATCTCAAACTCATCGCCTTGATGAATTACTTGAGCATCGATGTCTTCGATGCTATCCAGGCGTTTCAGCACAGCAATCGTTCCGAAGTAAGACCGCCGCATTTGAAGTTCGTTACCGTAAACGATGAAGTAACACTGGCTTTTCGCTGGTGATAGACCTTGAATAGCCATATCTAATAAGGCGTTAGCGATACTTGGTTGTGAGCAAATATTTAACGCTGGGCGACCTTGCCGATCCTTTACTGACTGCAATCGTAGATAAGCCGCCTTCAAGGCGTTCTGAGCGTTGTAATGTGCTGGAAGGGCTAACCCTTCGTCCTTCAGAGTTTCCAGGCGCCCTGCGACTTGATCGGTTAATTCGTTAGCGTTTACTGGCGGTTGTGGTTGTTGATACATGGTTAAAACCTCCCTGTGACTTCGTGCTTCCAGTCCTTTGCGTACAGAACTAATTTCTCTGCTTGCTCAATAATGGCGTCATGCTCTGCGATTGCTTCACTGCGCGTCTTCGGTTCGTGTAGAACAAGTCGATTGGCATCCGTAACTAGGTGATCGCCTAATTTCAACAACCGGTTAGCCACTTGGCCAACTTTAATTTCATCTGGTGTCATGTTAGAATTACCTCAATTAATGTTTTGATTCTTGAAGCTTAGTGGTTGTGGCCACTGGGCTTTTTTTGTGGAAAGCTGTACTTGAAGCTGGCCAAGACGTATGGCACGATGGCCACCGTCGCCAGGATCAAGTGGTTCGTCAGCAGTAGCGAAATCGCCAATACGAACAAAGCTGCGTATGCTAATCCTTCAGTGCTAGTCATGTTTAATCCTCCTTGTAGTGTTCGTTGCGCAACTTCATTTCCAGGCGATGACAACGCTCCGTGAGTAGAACGCTGTTGACCACCAAAGCGATCAGGAAGACCGCCATGATGACCAGTAATAGCCCCATCTCTATCCCTCCTATAACTTAGCTCGCCAGTCAATCAAATCGACATTGGCGTTGATCCATTCAATTGCTTTGCGTTCATTAATCTTAATCGGGTGCCCTCGTCCTGCGTTTAGTCCGTAGACAAACGCCTGCGTTTCTGGGTGGCCTTCGAAGATGTAGGCCTTGACCCATTCTTTGCCCTTGCGCATCGGCAAGAGCCCAATGAATTCGTCTAGGCCGATCATCTTGTCGACCTCTTGGTGCTTGGACAAGCCGTACTCCTTCAGGAACATCGGCCGAATCTGCTCATAGAGTTGGGCGATCAAGTCCGGTGTGAAGTCATCTATTTGCAGTGGCATTCAAGTCCCCCCTTTCTGCTACAATTAAGTCATCTCCTAATGAAAGGAGGTGAAACCAATATGGATGATGAAGTTATTTGTCCTTACTGCGGCAGTAATGAAGCTGGTAAACTTTCTCCCGCAGGGGATGCAGATAAATTTCTAATTGTTAGTTTTTCAACTAAACGTAATGCTGTAACTGATTCTGGATGCACTGTTGACTTATATGGTTGTGCATCTTGCCATAAAGTTTGGATGGAAGATGATTCAATTAGTGCGGAAAAGTGATATTTTTAGCCATTTTGTTAAAGATCTTTATTGACTTTTTCGCTTTATTTTTAGGAGCTTTTTTAAGCTCCTTTTTCTTTTGCTCTGCCATTTTCGTTCTCTCCTACAGTCCTAAATCGTCGTCTTGAATCTCCAATGCGTTGTCCTGGAAAATCTTGAGTGCTTCAGGGAAGTAGCGCCAAGCTCCATCGCGATCGCGGTAGCTCATATCGGCATCGCGCTTAACGCCTAGCTTGTTGGCCCACTTGCCAATCGCAATCGGCGACACGCCAATGATGTTGCCAATCTCGGTTGCTGAAT